TATGACTAAAAAAGACCTTGTAAAAATAATACAAGAAGCTGTACGTAGGGAAGTCAAAAAAGAAGTTAGAAAGATATTTATTGAAGAACAACAAGTATCTACTAAAGAAGTTATCGAAACACCACAGATTAGTCCTAAAAAAGAAGTTACGTATACTCAAAACGAAAGTTTAAATAAAGTTCTAAACGAAACTGTAGGATTAAGTAAGTCTACAAAGAAAAACGAAGAATATGCAACTTTAGGTGGAGGAACTTTTGATACAAATCGCATGGCTGAATTAATGGGATATGGTAAACCTGATGATGTAAAACGTGATATGGTAGCTGCAGATACTTTGAAAAAAGCAGGTAAATCAGTTAATGATGTACCGGAACATATAACAAATGCTTTAACAAGAGATTATAGTGACTTGATGAAGCATGAAAAAATGAAAGATAAATAATGTCAGCTTTAGAAACTGATTTAAATCCTGATGTTTATATAGGATTATCATTACCAATAAAAAGAAGTGAAAATTTAGATTTTTCCATGACAAAAACATCATTAGAACAATCTAAGTTTAATCTGAGAAATTTATTGTTAACTGATTTAGGAGAAAGAGTGGGTCAACCCACATTCGGTACTAGATTAAAAGAATTAGTTTTTGAAAATATAGACGAAGAATTACCTTCACGAATAGAAGAAGAAGTTAGAAGAGCTGTAACAAATTGGTTACCTTACATCAACATACTTTCAATAGAAACTTTAACAGACGACGCTGATAATAGTATGATAGTTGTTAGAGTAAAGTACTCTACTAGTTTAAATCCACAGACTGTTACTCAAGTTGACGTAGATGTTAGTTCTTATTAAGGATAAAAAATGGCTAGAACAAGTGTAAAAAAGAATGTAGTAAAACAAGTTAATTATCTTAATAAAGATTTTAGTGATTTTAGAGATAATCTAATTGATTTTGCTAAAACATATTTTCCAAATACACATAACGATTTCAACGAAGCATCTCCTGGTATGATGTTCATAGAGATGGCTGCTTATGTGGGTGATGTACTTTCATATTATATAGATTCACAATTTAGAGAGTCATTATTAACTTATGCTGAAGAAAAAAAGAATGTGTATAATATAGCACAATCATTTGGATATAAACCAAGAACAACGACACCAGCTACTACAATATTGGATGTTTTTCAAACTATTCCTGCACTAAATGAAAAACCAGATTTTCGTTACGCATTAAATATAAGAGGTGGAGCTCAAGTAAATAGTAGAACTGGTACAACTTTTAGAACATTAGAAGATGTTAATTTTAAATTCTCAAGTTCATTTGACCCTCGTGAAGTAGAAATATTTGAAACTGATAGTGGTACACCTACAAAGTTTTTATTAAAAAAACAAGTTAAAGCAGAAAGTGGTACTATTATAAGTGAAACTTTTAATTTCAATTCTGCTAAAAAATATACTCAAATTAAATTAGCTAATAAAGATGTAATTGATATCATTTCATGTGTAGATAGTGATGGTAATAATTGGAATCAAGTAGATTTTTTAGCTCAAGATACTGTATTTGAAGATATTGAAAACAATGCAGAAAACGACCCTACTTCTGTTACTAACAGAGAAGTAGCACCTTATCTACTGAAACTTAAAAAAACTCCTCGAAGATTTACAAAATTTATAAATGAAAATGATGAAACTGTTTTACGATTTGGAGCCGGTACTGATGATAGTTCTGATGAAGAGATAATTCCAAATCCTGACAACGTAGGTTTAAACTTACCAGGTAGTCCCAGCAAACTAGGTGTAGCTTTTGACCCAAGTAACTTTTTAAAGACAAAAACTTTCGGTCAGGCTCCAGCAAATACCACGTTAACTATTACATATTCTTACGGTGGTGGTATAGGTGATAATGTAGGTTCTGGTGCTATAACAGATATTAGTAGTATTAGTTATCAGATATCAGACGTTAATTTATCTAATGCTTTGCTACAAGACTCAAAAGAATCAGTTTCTTTTACAAATCCAAAACCAGCTGCAGGTGGTGGTTCTGGTGAGACTATAAAAGAAGTCCGTGAAAATGCTTTAGCTTACTATCAAGCACAAAGTAGAGTGGTTACTAAAGAAGATTATATTGTAAGGGCATATTCTTTACCACAACGATATGGTAACATAGCAAAAGCTCACTTAGTACAAAATGAACAATTAAACTTACAAAGTGAAAAAATAGTAAATCCTTTAGCTTTAGATATGTATACTTTAGGTTTTGACGCTGATAAAAAATTATCACCCTTAACTAATACTGTAAAAGAAAATTTAAAAACTTATATATCACAATTCAGATTAGTTACTGATGCTGTAAATATTAAAGACGCTTATGTTATCAACATTGGTGTTAAATTTTCAATTCTAACAAAAGTTGGATTCAACAAAAATGATGTTCTTCTAAGATGTGTATCTGCAGTAAAAGACTTTTTTAACATAGATAGATTTCAAATAGGACAACCTATTATACTTTCAGATATAGCTTATGAATTGTCTTTAATTGATGGTGTTGCAAGCATTGTACCACCTACTGACAAAAATCCTGACAGGTTGCCTGTAGTGATTGAAAATAAACATAAAATATCAGATGGATATTCTGGAAATTTTTATGATATAAGTCAAGGTATAATAGATGGTATTTTATATCCTGCATTAGACCCAAGTATTTTTGAAGTAAAATATCCTAATATAGATATACAAGGTAAAGTTGTTGGTGATAACCTAGCAAGTGGAGATTAATAAATGCATTATTTTGAGTTTGCAGAAAAAGATACAACATTATATGAAGCCAGTTCAAGTATGAATGCTGGTTTAGATGAAGTTTTAGAAGTAAGAAAAGATGTAAGTGATTCTGGTATTGTCGTTAATGATTCTCGTATTTTAATTAAATTTGATTTAACTTACATATCACAGTCAGTTAGTAATAATCTAATTAACAATCCAAAGTATTATCTTAATTTATTTGATGCTAAACCTACAGCATTAGCCACTTCACAAAGTTTATATGCTTATCCAGTGAGTCAATCTTGGACAATGGGTGATGGTCGTTCATATGATAATCCTATAAATAAAGAAGGATGTAGTTATACTTTTAGGTTTGGTGAAACTGATGGTACACTCTGGGATTCAGAGTTGAGTGGTTCTGGAGGTACGTTTTTTACTGGCAGTGAAGCATCTCATTCTTTTAATAAAAATTCAATCGATATGAGAATGGATGTTACTAATATAGTAAATAGTTGGTTAGATGGAACATATGAAAATGAAGGCTTTATGATAAAAAGAAGTGGTAGTGCTGAAACTGACAATTCCAGATTAGGTAATTTTTCATTTTTCTCAACGGATACTCATACTAAATATCCTCCTACATTGGAAGTACAATGGGATGATTCTAAATGGTCTACTGGCTCCTTATCACCACTTTCTTCAACTGAGTTAGAAGATGCTGTTTTTTATATGAAAGGTTTGAGACCAGAATATAATCAAAAATCAAAAGTAAAATTTAGAGTGGTTGGTAGAAATAGATATCCTAGTAAAACATATTCCACTACACCTGCAAACTTAACTGTAAAATATTTACCTAGTGGTTCAAGTTTTTACTCAATATGTGACGCAGAAACACATGATGTAATCGTACCTTTTGGTAGTGGTTCAAAAATAAGTTGTGATTCTCAAGGTAATTATTTTAATATTTGGTTAGATGGATATCAACCAGAAAGATACTATACTTTAAAGTATAGGGTAGTAAGTGGTAGCAATACTATTGATGAGATAGACCAATACTATGATGAGGGATTCACATTTAAGGTAACTAAATAATGCCATACACAAAAGAAGAATTAAAAGCTGTTGATTCTTATCAAGACTTTGTAAATGAATTACGTAACAAATATTTAGATAGAATATCTGAATTGAAAGCTGAAAATTTCAGACGCAATAATACGTTATATTCATTTGAAGATATTGTTTCTACAAATGGACTTGAAACTGCAGATGTAGGACAGCGTACTTTATATAACAAGATAGATTTAGATGATAGTGATTTAGAAAAATTAAAATCAGTATCTTCTAATAATTACCCGCTTTATGTATCTACTGTTTTATTAGAAAAAACCATAAGACGAGATATTAGTGAATTAGCAACATCTCAATTTGCATTATCACTACCTACTGGTATTAGAAACGGAGATGTAGTTACTAGCGATAACTTTGAAGACGATAGAGTTTACTTAATAGATAATAATCAGAAAAAAATATTTTCTGATAAAGGTGTATTTTATGTAGATTATGATATAACAAAATTAAAAACTGTTGCTGAAGCAGAACTAAACGCTATACCAGAAGGTGATGAAGTACAATGATAAGTACGTTAAGACAAAAAGATAAAGATATTCTTTTAACAAATAAATCCGTTGATTTGAATTTCGGTAATGGTTCTGATGATTACGTAGAAGCATTCCTTTATGACACTAATGATAATTTTGTAGTTAGTGGTATCGTAGATAGAGAAGATTACATAGTAACTAATGTTGGTGTAAAGTTAAACACTGGAACCATAATTAGAAAGTTAGGTTACGATAGAGGTAGATATAGGATTCGTTATAAATTTTTAAGAAAACTAGCTGGTTCATATGAAACGATTCTTGTTGATAGTGATAGTAAAATTTATAATGGACCATATCACGTAATGGATAATGGAGCTATAATGACAGGAGAAGAACATTCAGCTGACTCTAAAAGATTATTCATAAAAGAGAACAAGTATATAACTCATCAAATATCAACCTCACGTACTGAAGTCAGATTAATAGCTCAAAATATAGACGATAAAAATTATATTGATGACCTTTTCTTTTCAAGTAAAAGAAGGAAAAAAACAAAAAAAGATTGTACTATAGAATTTGCAGGAACAAAACCGCCAAGAGAGAGTATACAATTAAAATCTTCTGTACCATTTAGTAAAAACTTAGAAGGTGGATTAATATATCTTGAAAATGTTTTTGTAGAAAAAGTAATTGAACAAGAGACACCAAGTGCTGAAAGTCTACCTTCTGGTATTATACCAGATGAAGAGACTATTGGTGATATCCAAGCAAGAATAAAGATAAGTGATACTTCTTTAGCCAGAATAAAGAGTGGTAATGTAACAACCTCTATAAATGATATGTGGAATGATTTTAAACAATTTGATACTATTGAATCAATACAGCCTCAAATACAAAAATACGAGAGTGATTTAGGTAAAACAGGTAATGCAGGGATGAGAAAACTTTTGTATACAAAATATAAAACTGCAGAATTTGAAAAGAATAGTATTGTAAAGATAAAAAGCATATCTCAAAAACCAGGAACAGTACCTGTTAAGTACACTTGGACATTAAGTGGTTTAGATTTTACTAAACAAGACTCACATGATGGTATAATTTCAACAGATGAAGCTATGATAACTGAGAATGGGAGTCTTAGATATTCGGATGAAAGCACTACTGGTAGTGAGATATCAGTAAAACTTACAGGTAACAATACTGACGTTTCTGTTACGTTACAGATAGAATCTAAGTTAGCTAATGGTAATGATGTCAAGAGTGTTTTATATTTACCTAACATATTAAGAACTGTTAAACAATAGGAATAAATAATGCCAGAAGAATACGATAGAGTTGACGATAGGACTGAAGACGAAGACGATTCAGCCGGTGCAGGAAGCGGAAC